CTGATTGATTCAGAAAATGCACTAGATGAAAAATGGTTGCATGATCTTGGGGTAGACACTAGCGACACCAAGTTGTTGAAATTGTCAATGGCCATGATTGATGATGTTGCTAAAACAATTTCAACATTCATGAGTGATTATAAAGCATTATCTGACGGCGAACGTCCAAAGGTGTTGTTTGTTATTGACTCATTGGGCATGTTGCTTACCCCTACTGACGTTAATCAGTTTGATGCGGGTGATATGAAAGGTGACATGGGCCGTAAACCCAAAGCACTTACTGCACTGGTTCGTAACTGTGTAAACATGTTTGGTTCTTACAATGTAGGGTTGGTTTGTACCAATCACACATACGCTAGTCAAGACATGTTTGATCCTGACGATAAAATCTCGGGTGGTCAAGGGTTTGTTTATGCAAGTTCAATTGTTGTTGCTATGAAAAAACTCAAACTCAAAGAAGATGAAGACGGTAATAAGATTACCGACGTCATGGGCATTCGTGCCGCATGCAAGGTAATGAAAACTCGCTACGCTAAACCCTTCGAAGGTGTGCAAGTTAAAATTCCTTACGAAACTGGAATGAGTCCTTACTCGGGACTAACCGACTTGATTGAGAAGAAAGCCATGCTCAAGAAAGAAGGTAATAGTTTGGTGTTTACCACAAGTGACGGCGAAGTTATCAAGAAGTTTCGTAAGGCATGGGAACGCAATGACGACAATTGTCTCGATACTGTTATGAAAGACTTTGCAAATCAGAAAGCAGAGGTAAGTACTCCGGAGGAAACATCAGATGAGTGAAGCAATAGCCAGTGAAATTTGGGGAGAACTCAAGCGTTTTGTAAACACAGTGGATCGCGACGAGGCCGCAGAAACTGTGATACAGATCTTGATGGACAATGATTCCACAGCCGAAGACATCCGTGATGCTTTTAAAGGTGACACAGATATTAAACGTGCGCTGACTGCATACCTTGACAACGACAAGGACTATGAAGCAGAAGACGAAGAAGATGAGTTTGCAGAAGACGAAGAAGACAATGATTGGGAAAACTAATTTTTACCAATCTGTGCCTTTAATAATACATCATGATTGGCAACCGACTATAAGTCGCATGGAAAAATTATTAACTTTGGAAAATCATGCCAAATCAGAAGTATACGGAACTGCTGATCATTATCTAATGAAATCATTAGGAACACTAAGCAAGCACTGGGATAGTAAATCTTGGTATAGATTTGCCGGACCGGCAATTAACCAGACCATGCCATGGATCAATGAGTTACTTTCTTACATGAGTGAACTATACCCCGACGAGGGGTGTATTAGTTTTCTCAATGGAGACGGGGGTGCGCATATTGATTTTGAAACTGATCCGTCAGCATTGAATTATATTTTTCACAGCACAGATCCTGAGGCTCATACTTGGCTTAACGATAGCAATACTACAGAAACACACCCAAGTACAGTTGGATCTGCGTGGATTATTGATACACAAAAAGAACACGCAGTCGTTAATTCGGGCACTAGATATAGCTTAAGCATACATTTTAAGGTCGATTATCAAACTGTAAAGAGATGGTTTGATAACCAAACACAAGATAATTTAACATTTGGAAAATCATGTGGTACAGTCGTGTAGTTGCCAGTTTAGGCGCCATTCCAGATTTTATAAATCATTACGAGCGTGAACTCGAAGATGCCAAGAAGGACTGTAAAATCTCGGGCGTAGTTGAAAAGAACATCACGGCTTTGCCCGGTATTACCGAACACCGTTTTAATCAGTTGCAAGAGATTGAAGCAGTATTAAACTATCTCAATATCCAATTGCGCAAGATACGTAGAAAGCATTTCCAAAAATATCTAGAAGGCTATGCCCGCGCTCTAACGTCAAGAGATGCTGAAAAGTATGTGGACGGCGAGGACGAAGTAATTGATTATGAGACTCTCATAAACGAAGTGGCATACCTGCGCAATCGTTGGCTGGGCATACTCAAAGGACTAGATACCAAACAGTGGCAAATGGGTCATGTGGTGCGACTAAGAACTGCTGGCATGGAAGACATCCAGGTGTAAATACCTGTATGAAAGACATTATACCAATCTTCATTGGGTACGATCCACGCGAAGCCATTGCATATCACACCTGCGTCAACAGCATTATTAGAAATGCAAGTCGTCCTGTGAGTATTGTACCTGTTGCTCTTAACTTGTTCCGAGACTATTCGGAAACACACACCGACGGTAGCAATCACTTTATCTACACACGTTTTTTAGTTCCATACCTTATGGGATTTTCTGGTTCAGCAATTTTTATTGATGGCGACATGATTGTGCGTGGTGATGTTGCAGAACTATGGGACATGAGAAATCCCTACATGGATGTGCAAGTGGTCAAGCACGACTATAAGACTCGTATGCCTGTGAAATACCTTGGATCACCAAACGAAGACTATCCTAGAAAAAATTGGTCCAGTGTTATTCTGTGGAATTGTGGTAGTTTTCCCAACCGCAAACTCATGCCCAACTTTGTACAACAAGCCACAGGTGCTGAACTACATCGATTTACCTGGTTACAAGATGAACGCATAGGTGAACTGCCCCCGGAATGGAATTGGTTGCCTGATGAATACGGACCAAATCCCGCGGCCAAGTTGTTGCACTATACCCTGGGCGCTCCATGCTTTCATGAGTTTGCAGACACTCCCATGGGGAATGAATGGCACAGAGAACGCATACTAACTGAATACTGTCAGCAAAGGTCAACTGAATGATCTGGGAACAGGAAGACGAATCGTCATATATTCCGCCACCACCAGCGACACCGCCACCACCGCATGTGTTTGACATGATACCACCCACAGTCAAAACATTATTTGATGACATTCTCAAATATCGAGTTGACCCTGACGGCACATACTATGGTATAACACTAGATGTTTTGATTGATCAACTGATGCAATTAGACAACAGTGCGGCAGTGGCCATTGGAACAGATGAAAAAGATACAAAATTTGAGAGGAAGGGCAAAATGTACGATCCATTTTTGCAAAGTTTTATACTAGGATCAGGAGGACAAATTTCTGACTGGGAAAAACACAGTACCAGTATGACTCCAGCAGTGTTTAGAGGCATAACCAAACGCAAAGAAATGGCCATCTGTCGTTCTGTTGGCCGAGACTTTTATTACATAGACACAGGATATTTCGGCAATGGTCGTAAAAAAATCTATCATAGAGTCACGCACAACGATGTACAAAACTTTGGCCCCATAATTGAACGACCTGGTGACAGGTTTGGTGCCACCGGTGTAAAATTAAGAAAATTTAGAGGCGGCCAGAACATATTGCTGGCCCCACCCAGTCAAAAACTATTGAATATCTACGACATCAATCTTGAAGAATGGTTGGCAACAACACAAGAAGAAATCAAAAAGCACACAGACCGACCCATTGTGCTACGAACCAAACAAGGACGTAGTGTCAGGGTAAATGAAGACACTATGGAAATGGCCCTGGATCGTGATGTGCATTGTTTGGTCACATTCTCCAGTATTGCTGCCGGAGAAGCATTATTGCACGGCAAACCTGCTATCACACTAGGTCCCAATGCAGCCGCCGCGTTGTGCAGTCAATCAGTTGCTGAAATTGAAAATTTAAAAATACCCACACTAGACGAAGTAGACGCCTGGGCACGACACATGGCCTATTGCCAATTTACTGAAGTAGACATGCGTGATGGCACAGCCTGGCGCATACTGAACGAACATGCATGATGTTGTTGTTTATCTAAGTTCGTTACAAAAACAAAATCCAGGTAGAAAAATTGATACCTTGACAGCGTTTGCTGATGGCGCACGATCGCAAGGTGCCACAGTACACTTAGAAACACAAAACACATACACTCCTGCAAAGTTAGCAGTAATATTAGGGTGGGCCAGCCCTCAACAACACACACCCAACATAAAACTACGAGCACACATAATACAACAGCAACAGCAGTTGAGCAATCACACCATGTGTATTGATGCAAATTGTTTTAAATTTGCAGACCATGACAGTCGGTATTTGCGTTACAGTATAGGCAGTCCTTTTTACGACACTGGTAACTATGCCAATAAAAATTCAGACTCTGCCAGATGGCATCAATTGTCAAAAGATCTTGGAGTCGGCGTACATGATTGGCGCTCAACTGGAAATTACATACTGTTGCTGATGCAACGAGACGGTGGATTTACCATGAAGGGTCTGCATCCACTGGCCTGGACCGAACAAAAAATAAAACTCATACGGCAACACACTGACATGCCCATTTTGTTACGCCCACATCCGGGAAAAATGGCCGATCCAACTGCTTTGATACAACCCGGAGTCACAGTGAGTGATCCAATCCAACGCTCGTTACTGAAAGATTTGAAACATGCCGCTGGTGCTTTTGTGTTTAACAGTAGCAGTGGTGTTGCCGCAATACTACGCGGAGTTCCGTTGTGGGTAGATGATCCCAGTAGTGTGTGTTGGCAAGCGGCCAATACAGATGCTGGCACAATTCACAATCCTGTGATGCCTGACCGCACACAATGGTTGAATGAGTTGAGTGCATGCCACTGGACTGATGAGGAAAGTCGGCAAGGCTTGATCTACAAAAAATTCTTACCTTATCTTGTTTAACAAGTCTAGACTGTGCTGTGGCAATGCATTGACATTGTCTTTGATATTTTCTAGACTGGCAGTTCTTGCACGTAACTCGCTTGAACTGTACACATGTGATCTTTTGTGATAGTGTAATTCTACGCCGTTGTCCATGCACCATTGCTTGCCGGTAAAATCTCTATGGAGATATTCGTCGCTAAGGAATCTAACGTGTATGGTTTGAGTTTGCAACATCTGCATCAAATCAAATTCTGTATCGTACACCAAAATTTCATCCACATATCTGCAGGCTTGTAATTGTACATAACGTTCGTATGTGCTTTGTACCGGTTTGTTTTTGATACCGGGACGATCAAGTGTGGGATCTGTTTGTAGCGCCACAATCAAATAATCACACAGTTGTTTTTCCATTTTTAACATTGTGACATGGCCGGCATGCAACAAATCAAAACTACTGCAATTAAATCCTATCTTCATACCTGGTACCAATCGTTGCATCTGGTATCTGCATCTCTAAACCACCAATATAAATCAGGACCAGTCCAGTCACTAAACTGTTCTTGATACCATTCTACAGTTCGATTATAGTTGATATAAGCAGTATCATATATGCGTTTTTTACTCTTGGGAGGAGAACTGTGCAGTCCTATAAAAACAAACTTGGTTGCATAGTTCATGAATTTGTGTTTAATCCAGGCAATGTCATCATCAGGAATGCTGCCAAGTACCTGTGTGCAAATAACAGCATCAAATTTTTGTCCAACAGGTTCCTGATCAAACTCTGGCACACAGGGATCATATTTGTAGACTGATTCAGCATTGATTCGAGTTTGAAAATTCATAGGCTCAGACATGATGCTATGCGGCAATCCATATGATACAACATCAATATATTGCTGACCTTTGCCACAACCATAATCTAATACAGTTCGGGCGGCATACTGATCCATGAGAAATCGTATGTAATTGTGATAGTTCTTGCTGTCGTTGCCGGCCCAGTTTTTAGGATTGCTTTTTTGAAATTGTTGACCAAGTTCTACGCTTTGTGAATAATATGCACTTGGCATCACAGTTCCTCTATAAGTTGTTTGTTGTTTGCTACCCACTGTTGCGAATCTACAGACTTATGATATTGGCTGGTCCAGTCGCTGTATATTTGCCAGTTATTTGGCTCTGCATATTCATGTCTAATTAGATACATTTGACAACTAACTTTAACTGCTCGTGCACCTTCACCTAAAATATACTTAAACATCACATTACCACTTTTTTGTTTTGAGGGTGCATTTACTTTTGCTAATACAATTTCTGTAGAAGCGAGCATAGACTTTCGAGATATGATTAAAAAATCAGGAACTTTTTTTTCTACGGCTTCTGCTCTTGCGTATAACTTGTCACAGCAATTTAAAAAGTCTAGCCCCATAAAAGAAACATCGGTGTTGCCATCTATAATCTCATCAAGCTCTTTTAGCACAACCTGCATAGAATTTTTTGTAAACCAAATGTCAGTTCGTATTTTAATAATAATATCTTCAGTAACCTGTTTGTTAGCCTGCACAAAATCCCATAACTGAATTGCACCACTGGTATTATAAGGACAGGCTGCATCACTGGAGTTCGATCTGAATCTATCAGTAAACTCTCCCATATTTAATCTTTCACCTTTTGCAAAATCATAAATTGTTAATTCATATTTTGTTCTCAACAGATTAAAAAGTTCTTCGTGGTTAGATTGGGAAGTTTGATAAAATCTTCGTTCGCCAATATATGCTATTCCAATTGCCATCTTTTGTTTCATAAAAAATCTTTAAGGTTATCGTGATCGCGTTTGATATTTATAGACACTGCTCTAGGGTAAGGATTTGCCTCGTTGTAGTCGTTAATCAAGATACGTTTAGCATTGGATAGCCCCGACAGTAATTTAAAATTAACAAATCCTAATTCAGTTAACATTTTTTCAGTAATAGCATGGTGCTGAGCAGGTCGGGCTGTCGTAAAAATAATTTCACTGCCTGTTGCTAGTAATTTTTTAATTGCTGATATATTTTGTTCTAACGCTACTGGCGTGGATCCTATTTCTGTTCTAGATTGTGCTTTGATAATAGTTCCATCTATGTCACAAAAAAGCACAGCCTTGTTGTTGTACTCAAACCAATCGTCGGCGGTGCCCACATCAACATAATTGTATACTGTACTTTCTTTGAAAATAACTCCTGAATTTAAACATTCTTCAATAACATGACTAACAAATATTTCCTTAACGTGAGTATTTTGTAATTTATCAAATGCAGATATAAACAAATTGGCAGATTCAAATTTGTAACCGCCTACACAAAACTTATCCGACACAACTTGCTTTTCAATGATGCCGGTGATGATTCCTTGATCATTGGACACTATAAAACTTTTAGACGCTAATCTTTTTAGTATTTCGTGATCTTTTATGCTAGAAACACAGACATAATTTCCTGCTTGATAGTCATGATCAAAGAAACTGTCACAGTCTTTGATTAAAAATTCTTCAGTGGTCAATCCTGTTTGTTTTAAAATCTGATAAACAGTATCAGCGGGACCGGTTGTTTGTGCTTCTAGTACTACTACTTGTATAGAATCTCCATATTCGCTTTTGATGTATTCTGAGGTATTGTATGTGTCGTTGTGCTCTTTCAAAATACCAATGGTAATGTTGTGTTTGCCGATAAAGGACTCCAAGGATTGCTCAAACATCATCCGGCCCTTAAAATCGGACAAAGTATATTTTGGCCGCATGTTGGGAAATCTTGTTGACAAACCAGCGGCTGGCATTATTATTTCCATAATGATTTAATTCCTTTTAATAAAAAATTTCTCTCAAGAGTATCAGGTTGACTGCGTCGATACACTCTCAACAACATCAGAATCAGCAAGTGGTCATTGTTTGCCACTGGATATTGTTGTAATATTTTTTGTTGTATGTGTTTTGTTTTAACATTTAGCATGGCGTTGTCTTTTCTAGTAAACCAGCCCAGTTCTAAATCTTGTCTTAACTTTGCAATATCAAATATGTATGAGTCGTATTCTGTTGTTGCACAATCTAATAGAAAAAATCCGCGATCAGTAGTAAAAATAATATTTTCTAATGTTAGATCTCCATGATAATTTGAATTCGGTAATATTTTAGGAAGACGTTCTAACAACTGTTCACGAGTAAATGGCATTTCATCAACGCTAACTTCTTGTAATTTTTTAATATATGTTTCTGTATAGTCTTTGTCTACAGCATTACTAGAAAGTTTTTCTAGTATGGACAATGTAAAATCTAATAACTTCTCGTAGTTGTTAGTTTTGAGATATGTTTTAATATCTAGTCCGTGTAAATATTCCATGTCGATCATTTTCTTCGACACTGTGTACAGTTGAGGAAGAGGATAATCTGCAGCCAACGCCTGCATACGCTCAATATTTCTAGATATATCTCCTATCTTTCGTACAAAGAGTTTTTCGTGTTTCTGCATCAACAATATTTGATTTCCAGAAAACCCATACAGTTCTTTAACTACCCTGGCAGCCATACTTTAAAAAAGATCGCCAGGGCGAGGTTTGTAGATTGTAGAATGACCTTTTTTATTTTTGTCTGTTGTAGATTTTGTATAGTAATAGAATGCCATACTTCTTCTAGATCTATGTTCCGGACAAGTTACTGGGTCTGGATGCCCGTGCCAAGAATTATCTGTAGTGTTAAAAATTACTGTGGTATTTTTTCTTGGAGGGACTGATATTTTTAAAGAACCCATTTCTGTATCCCACAAATCTAAATTACCACCATATTCATCTGGCCAGTTGTCGTTTAGATAAACTAGGACATTAATTCTTCTGTCTAAATTGGTAATAGGATGTATGTTAAAGTCTACGTGCATTTTTAAAAAACCGCCTTGTCTAATTTCATGTGGGCCACCACCCTCAAGATAAGGATCTGACTGTATGTCTTTAATGCCTGTTAATTTTTCTAAAAATAAACAAAATTCTTTACTATTAAGTTCTTGGCAAAATTCTTTTGTAATCGGTTCAAATAGTTTTAATTTTTCTGGTTGTCTAAAACTTAATTTTTGTAATGTAGTCTTGTTAGACTTGCCCTTCATATGTTTTTCCATTGATGGGAATTCGTCATGAATTTTTTTTAACACATCATTATCAAACAAATCAAATAACACTATATGGGCAAACGGCGAAGCATTTACGTATTCATTGTGACGTTCTTCGGATAATTTATTAAACTTTTCTGGATCAAAATATTTCATAGTATTTTCTCATTTCATAGCAATAATTCTACTGTCATTGGGTGATTTTGCAAATTGATTTGCCTCCGAAGTCCATTCTGAAAACCCATTTTCTACAAATACCTGACCTAAACTTTCTACACTATATCCCCAGCGATGAATCATAGATGGATGATTGTATCTTAAATCATCATAAAAAAATACAAATAAGGTGCGTTTCATATCTTTTCGATCTTTTGATGTCAAAATTTTTGGATTGTTTACAATTTCTCTGCATGCCTTTAGCATGTCTGGCCATTCGGTTACCACTCGTCCTCCTGGTTTAAGGATACGCAACCATTCTCTAAACATCTTTGGGATATCTTTTCTTGAAATGTGTTCAATCACATGGATAGATATTATTTCATCAACTGTATTATCTGGGATTGGGAATGTTCCGGTGATATCTTGCACACACACTTCCGGAGTTGCCTGACTTCCGTCGACATTAATGTAACCGTCAAGCATAACTGGCCCGCATCCAAGGTGCAATTTGACTGGCAAATTATTTTTGATTTTTTCTTGTATTTTTTCATTAAGCATTAGGGCTTCCCACGTTATTTCCTTAGTTGGTCAATGACTTCTTCTATTAATCTATTAGATAATACTCGTGCTGAGTAGTTTTGTTCTGTATACTGTTGACCTGCGGCAATCATGTTGATCACTTGATCAGGATTGTCACGGGCCCATTTGATACCTTCGATGTAGTCACCTTGCCAGGTGTATGGGGCAAACTCTTCGTAACTGGCCAATGGAGTGGTAATCACAAATCTGCCTGAGATCAAACTGTCAATCACACGATTTGCGCTTTTGGTATCAGTTCTTGGATTGTCGGTTTGCACCGGCATCAGCACAATGTCGCAGTCCTGCAATAACTGCCCTTGCAATCCCCAGGTCCAAGTTTGCATGTCTATACGATCAAAGTTAATACCAACAACTGATCCTTTTGCTTGTCTGAGCGTCATTTTGCTAAGAAGTCTTTCAGTTTTTGCACTGATCATGGTGTACCGATAATTTTTTATTTCATCTTCCAGTCGTTGCCATATCTCAACTATGGGTAAAAATTTGAAACTAGATTGACTGCCGAACCACAACAGTTTCAGATCCTTGCCAGGCGCAAATGCCGGCGCAAGTTTTGGTCGTTCAAACGGGTCAGGCATCACAATGCTGTCACGTCCGGTGTGTTCTTTCACGCTTGCACCCATCTGTATGCTGTTGACTGTGACCAAATCTGCAGCCATGCAACAGGGTGCGTACTCTGGCTGTTCATCAAATTTATTGTCACAAAGATCATAAATTGTTCGAGCACCACGGCGTTTGGCTTCTTGTATCTGATCTACCTGACTGAGTTTGAGAAATATCACCAAAGTGTCACTATCTATTTCATCCCAGTCTGTCAGTATCTTTGCATCATAGCCTTGATCAACCAGCGCCTGGCATGTTACTTCTCCACGCAATCGATGACTGGCTCGTTTGGTTTTGTATTTGCTACTGGTAAATCGTATTTTCATAACATTTTTTCCAAATTCATTGTGGTCGACATCTTTTTGATGTTTCCATCTATTGCATAATATGGATGTAATCTTGCAATGGTGGGTTTATAGTGAGTTATGGTTATGACTTTTGTCCCCAACAAATGATCAGTTGGCAGAAAGCCATGTTCTTTGACCCATGCTACTATTTTTTCTGCCGCATGTGGTTTAATAATGTAAGCATACGCTCCTCTGGTGTTCCATCCAGCACCAGTTTCATGATTTCCACCACCGCCTTCATGATCGTCTATGGTCCAGGTTGATGGATTATCATTTTCGTGTTCTGCTAACCATTGCTCGTAAGAATTGTTGTAAGGATTGCCAGAATCAAGTTTAATAATATCCTCGAACAAATCTAGAATATTTTCTGGTAACGGTTTAACAAAATATCCATCGTGTTCTAAAATAAGATACGGAACATTGTCCTTGATACAATCCAGCCACAAATAGTAATGACTTAGCAAACACCCAACTATTCCAACTCTACCTTTTTTAAATTTTCCCAACGGTCTTATATTTAATAATTCTAGATGACCGGCCGCATCAAATCCGTTTATAGCGTCAAATACTTCGGCAGATATTCCAAACTTTGCGGCCTGCTCAATACAATCACGGGCCACAGTCTGAGAAAGTTTATTGTTTTTTAATACTATTATTCTTGTTTGCATGTGTATATCCAGTCAGATTCGTTTAACGTATCAACATGTGTGTAACCCAATGATGCCAGCAGATCTTTAGTTTTTTGATTGATGTTGTCCCCAAATCTATTTAGATATTTACTTGGAGGCGGATCCCACATTTCAATGGCTATAACTGGTTTAAATTTTTCAATAGTAGACACAGCGCCTTTGAGAGCAAAATATTCATAACCTTCTATATCTAAGTGTATCAAATCACATGTTGTTAATCCTAAATTATCTATTAGATAAATTGGATAACGACCGCCACCGTTAATAAAACTTTTTCCTCTACTGTTGGCTTTGATATGAAGGTTTACCAATCCAGGTTCAGCCCCAACACACCCTTGCGATTTAATAATATTTTCTTCAGGGCAATTCATTGCTAAACAATAAAAATTTAACCAGTCGGGTTCAAAAGTATAAACAGTATCAAAAATTCTTGAATATTGTTTTGGGTACATACCGCAATTGCCACCAGCTTGCACTATAACTTTTTTGTTATCAACATAACTGGATATTTTATCAGGCAAATCAAAATTTTCTAGTAGAAATTTCCAGGTCCTGGTATCATCTTTTGGCCAATACCATCCTTCCTTAATTTCAACTAGATCAATGGCATTTATTGCCATCCCATGATCCAATCATCTTTAACTTGATCTAACCGGACCATACCCCAGTCCTCCAACAACCCAATTGCGGCAAACTGCCCATAGTCCTTTGAATACATGTCATGGGGCTTTTGTTCAATGACCACAACAGGCCTGCAACGTTGTATAGTTTCTTTTGCACCCTGTAACACACGGTATTCAAAACCTTCGCAATCGATCTTGATGTAGTCGACATTCTGCAAGTTTAAACTGTCAAGTCGAATAATACGAGTATCGCCACCGGAACCGGTGGGATCCACATGAGTGTGGCCTGTATTGCCTTCTGTAATTATCATGCGCACCTGCCCTTCTTGATCACCCAGTGCCACATTCTCTACCTTTATATTTGATGCAGTGACATTGCGTTGTAAACATTCTCTAAACATTGCCACAGGTTCAAATGCAATCACTTGATCAAAATGTTTTGTTAAGTCACGTGACCACAATCCTACATTGGCACCAATGTCCAAGGCAGTTCGTTTGTTCTTCACATGTTGTAGACTACGCAGTCGTACAGGTTGTTGATACTCAGTGGGCCCGCCCTTTTTGATATTCTTGGCCAACATCTCGGGGAAATGTGTTTCTATATCGGGGAAATACCATCCATATTGTTCACGCACTAGGAGTCTCCTTGAGTATTGCGGCGGCTGTGCCATTGGCTAGTTCTGTGGTATGGAATTGTCCATACGCTAGATGACAAGCCCACTTATGTACCTGATCGCTGTCTGGGAACCAAGGTGTTTCTATCGTGCTTAGATCTAAGTTGCTCATAGGTCGTGCGGCGTTGGCAGGTGCAGTAACGAACGTAGGTACGCCGGCTAGTACTGCTTCTGTTGCGGCTGTTGAGTTGAATGTAACTATGGCATGCACATCATTTAACCATTCTTCTGGCTGTTGTGTTTTGCGATCCCATCTTGATGCGGGACGTTCTCGCATGCGGATAGGACGATCAGTATATTGCCGGATAGTATCCGTTGTGGTCTTTAACCACTCGTCTAATGTAATGCCGTAAAATACACAAGGTTTTTCGTCAGGCGCAACCACAAGTATGTCTCTGCAGTGATTTTGCCGGGGACGGATCTTGATGTTTAATTTTTGCAATCTATCTGCTGGCCTGTCGACAACAGCGCCGTGTTGTAGATCGTTGGGCACAATTCTGTGATAAAACTTCCAACCATTGGGATTGGTCATGCTGGGTCTATTGCCTAGATAACCCGAGTCCATGTAATAAAAATCACGTTTGTCCGCCCAACAACGACGAATAATTTTGTGTTTCATTATACCACGTAGCACCAATGGAGCGTCACTGTCTTCATAATTCCATGTTTCTAAACAAGTGGGCACAGTCTGTGATCCGGCGGCAAACATTTCTACGTACTCATCACTGTTGTTTTTGTTTAGGAATATCCAGGTCATTGCCAGTACGCCTCTGTTCTTGTGACTTTGAGATCTTCGCGTTTGCTACGTTTTAAATCTTTTCTGGCACCCTTCAAGTGATCTAGATATGCGCCCCAATCTGAATTGATCAGCGGATGGCCTTCACCGGGACTGTTGAGTTTGCTGGGCCTGAGATCACCCAACTTGGCTGCCCAGTCAAATTCAACCAGTCCGGGAATGTTTTTTCTTACTGCATCAAACACAAAACTGTCATGCCACTCATCCAACAAAAAGATACCATTGTCTGCGTCATCATACATGCGTTGAAATTCCCGAAGAAATCGTTTGATACCTTTGGTGCCCGGGCGCATTGAGTAAAGTCCGCACTCACTGAACTTTTTGCGGCGCCCTAAAAAACACAAATCATACTGTGGTTCACACAGTCTATCCAGATCCGCCACAGTGATCTTGCTGTGGCACACAGTATCAGCATCCATCCATATCAGCACATCTGTGCTGACATTTTGAGCACAATGAAAAATGCTGTATGTTTTGTGAGCAAATCTGACTGCATTCCATTTGAATCCTTTGTCGGAGTCTTTTCTCAGCCTGCGAACAGGATCGCCTGAAATGTCACCTGTTGCCTTGGGCACATGTTGCCATCGTTGTTTGAACTCAGTGAGGGCAGAAACAACAGAGATGTCACGCACCACAACATTGGGCGCAGACTCCATGATGGTGCAATTTTCAGTGTACACAATCAACTCAACCTCTTGCGGCCATGTCTGCAAAAAGGTTTGGATCATGCGTTGTCCATATTTCTTGTAACCGGACTCGTTGAATGTGGTAATTACTGTGTACTTCATCAAAAATTACTTATGATCAAAAACGTAGCCTATTATCCTTTGCAATGTGCAAAAAATTCTCAACCTGTTATGAGTGCCGTACTAGATTGTTTACAGGCTCGCGGTATCCAAACACAAGAAAATTCAATGACAAGTGATGCCGCTGTGATTTGGTCAGTGCTATGGGCCGGCAGAATGAGTGGCAATCAAGCAGTATACGAACACTATAGAGCACAAGACAAACCTGTGATCATAATTGAAATTGGTGCATTGTATCGTGGTGAAACCTGGAAAATTGCTGTGAACAATATCACAGCCGATGGCTACTACGGAAATCACACAAATTTGGATTGGGATAGGCCTAGAAAACTAAAGATCAGTTTGGCCACGCAATCGAATCCCCGGCCCAATATTGTTATAGCCATGCAAAACGATCGCAGTTTACAGGTTGCCGGAATTGACATGAGTGCGTGGTTGCATAGCACACTACGGATACTCCGGAATTCAACAGATCGTGCCATTACTGTACGTCCACACCCACGCTGCCGCCTGGCAGTCAACAATCTACCCCCGGGGGTCGCGATAGAAATACCAAATCGAGTACCCAACACCTACGACAGTTTTGACATGCATTATGACTGCCACGCGGTGGTAAATCACAATTCAGGACCAGGCATACATGCGGCCATATCCGGGGTACGACCTGTAGTAGCACCATCTAGTCTGGCCTATCCTGTGGGCATGAGTTTTGGGGAAATTGAGCAACCCTACACTCGAGATCGTGACACATGGTTGGTACAAGTTTGTCATACAGAATATACTTTAGATGAACTACGTCAAGGTGTTTGGATAAGTAGACTAGCACCAGCACTGGAAAGAAGCACATGAATACCTGGCTTGATCATTACAGACGAATCTACTACCCTTTATTAAATATTCGATTTGAGGGAACACAAGGGGTTCTTGCAGACGGATTTTATAATCGTGCTGTGGGATTTGACATCATTTTTAGATTGTTATTGAATCAAAAACAAAGCAACTTCAATATTGTTGAAACAGGCACACTGAGAACACCGGGCAACTGGATGGATGGACAAAGTGCAAGACTGTTCTCAGAGTTTGTGGACTTGTACGACGGTCAAATGCGTAGTGTGGATATAGATTCAGTAGCCTGTGAAGCCGCACGTAACACCATCACCAGCAACAAGTTTTCAGTAGCACACAGTGACTCAGTGGCCTGGTTACAGCAACAAACAGATCTAGATCAAGTGGACTTGTTTTATCTAGACAGTTATGATGTGGATTGGAACAACGATACTGCCAGTGCTGATCATCATCTAAAAGAATTTTTAATTATACAACCCCATATTCGTCCAGGGGGCGTGATAGCAATAGATGATAACTCACGTTGGGTCAACAACAATCGTCGCACCGGAAAAGGTCGTGCCATAGTTGAATATCTTGAAACTCAAGGTCATTTGCCCATTCTAGACGAATATCAAATCATTTTTCAATTCTAATGACAAAAAAGAATCCAGGCCGCATTGACTGTGCCTGCGTCATACACGGATCGGGATATGATTGGCCTTACGTAGAACGCCTGTACAACATGCTGTGCCGAAACTTGTCAGCAGAAGTACGTTTACACGTATACACCGAACATGACAGATCAGTGCCACCACACATGGTCAAACACATCCTGGATGACTGGGGCATAAGTGGACCCAAACGATCATGGTGGTACAAGATGCAGTTGTTCAATCCTGCCCATTTTACCGGCAATCTCTTGTACTTTGATCTAGATGTGGTAATTGCCAATCAACTGAACTGGATCCCCGAACTCAGCACCGATTATCTCTGGACCATTAGGGACTTTAGATACCTGCAACGCAGAGACACTGTGACAATGAACTCCAGCATGATGTGGTTCAATGTTGATCGCTTCTCTTGGGTATGGGACCGATTCAATGAACAAGACTTCAAAGTCATAATCAAAAGTTATCCCGGGGATCAAGACTACTTGGGCGCAGTGCTAGATGTAAATCAACGACGTTTTGCAGAAGATTTTCGCTTTGAAAGTTTTCGTTGGCAATGCTTGGATGGCGGATATGACTTTGCAAAACGAAAGCATCTCCGGCCTGACACAGGAGTAGTAATACAACCCTCAACCAGTGTGGTGGTGTTTCACGGCAACCCCAAACCCGCACAAGTGCATGATCCTGTAATACAAAGTCTGTGGCAGTAAAAACTAGTAATAAAGTAGTACTTGACCTGAAATTCCCATTTTGCTATAATAATCACATACAAAGCAAAAAGGAGCCTGAAATGGGTTACAAAGTAATTGCAGACCGGTTTGAAACAGACATGATGCGCCAAAAGTATGGCCCACGTGCAGGGCTAGAAGGCCCATTCAAGTATGCAAGCGGCCGTGTGTTGTATTACGATCCACGGGAAGGTCGCTACTATGACCCTACCACAGACTTCTACCTCAGCCATGAGGAAATGGACGCTGAACACGGCATTCTTGTCAAGCGCCTAGTAGACTTCCAAAAGTAATACTTTCTGTGTACTTGACCACAAAATCGCCTTTTGCTATAATACTTGTATAGAAACTAAAAAGGAACCCAAAAAATGAATATCAAGATCAAAGCCGCATTACAGACAGCAGGTGTTCTTGCAGTAATCTGCACCCTGTCAGTTGGACTACAACTTTTGTTAGCAGGACTAACAGCAGACGAAATCTCTAAGATTCTGTCAGTAGGAAGTATTGCATTTTTGGTATATTGTATGTATCAATTGGTGTTGAGCCGCTTGGAATACAATCAAAAAGTTGATGAAATCGCTAAAAAGTAATACTTTTTGTGTACTTGACCAATAAATCGTCTTTTGCTATAATATACACATAGACAGTTAGATAAACCCGCACACAAAAGGAGCCAACCATGAGTGCAATCCGCGTTGTAAAAGGTACATACCGCAACAAACCCGTCCGCGACCAAGAATTTGTTCTTGTTAGCGGTTTTCAAACTGGTGCCAAAGGTAACTATGTAACAGTGAAAAACAATGGTACCTTCCCAAACTGCCCTGATACAGTGCGTATTAGTGTAGACAACATCTCAGATATAGAGTATACTAACGGCATGACAAAAGACAATACAGTGCATTTTGAAAAATCAGTTCTTGTGGCAGAAACAGACGAGGATGCAATGAACCGTATCCGCGAGCGTTTTGACATACTAACAGAGATGACCAAGGCCACAGTCAGCGGCGACATCCGTGCCATGATTGTGTCCGGCCCCCCAGGTGTTGGCAAATCCTTTGGCGTTGAAACTGAAATTGAAAAGGCCTGTTTGTTTGACAAGTTGGCAGGCAAACGCCTTCGTGCAGAAGTGGTCAAAGGCTCAGCCACCCCAATTGGCCTGTTCCAAACCCTGTACAAATACTCCGATGAGAATTGTGTCATTGTGTTTGACGACTGTGACAGCATTTTGCTAGACGACGTGGCTTTGAACCTGCTTAAAGGTGCCCTGGACTCCGGCAAGAAACGTGTTATCTCCTGGTTGAGTGAGAGCAGTGCCTTACGCCGTGAAGGTATCCCAGATCGTTTCGAATTCAAAGGCTCTGTGATCTTTATTACCAACCTTAAATTTGATCAGATGAAATCGCAAAAATTGCGTGACCACCTGGATGCATTGCAAAGTCGTTGTCACTATTTGGACTTGACACTTGACTCACAGCGTGACAAATTGTTGCGTATTAAACAAATTGCCAAAGATGGTGTGCTGTTCCAGGACTATGAGTTTGAAGAGGCTGTGCAAGACGACATTATCGACTTCATGCTGGTGAACAAGGACCGCTTGCGTGAATTGAGCCTGCGCATGGCGCTGAAGATTGCAGATCTACGCAAGATGTCAGTGTTAAACTGGAAGCGTCTGGCAGAGACAACTTGTATGAAGAGTGCCTGATTGTGCAGTAACCCTGTCTAGCACAGGGTTATTTTTTACAGTTGACCAGCAATTTCTAATTTGCTATACTACAGACCTTGCAACACACAAAAGGAATTCAAATGAGTTATACATCAGTTGACGGTTGGTACGACCACATTACATATGAGGCAGAAACCTGGGCCTACACATACAAAAACGATGACTACAAGGAAGGTAATGGTCATCGTACTGTGTACCTGACTGCTCAAGACTGTGCAGAGATTGCAGAAATAATGGGTCATCCTGATGTGGCAAGTGCCATAATGAAACGATTTAGATTGCGTCAACTAAACCTGCCAGGTAATGTGGGATTTAAAATTGGCGACAAGGTAATAGAAACTACCGATAAACGTGCGTACGATACCATAATTAAAAACGGTAAAATACACAAAGATGAGGTGGGTGAAGTTTTTGCAGTCAAGGGCAAAACGATATATGTATGTTATCCTGACACTGGATGTTTCAAGGTTGGAGAAACAAATCTTGTTCTGCTTGGTACAATCACCATCACAAGTTCTGATCAATTCAGAACCTGTTAAACATGTTATTAGGAGTTTGATATGGCTTGGATTGGTGTGTTAATGTTGCTGGTGTTAGGCCACCCGGGGTGGGCGCTATTGTTATCGTTTGTAATTTTAATGTTTGGAGATTAGCATGGCAGGCAAAGCAAAATCAGTTTACTTAACTGTCACACCCAAAGGACAAATACAATCGGTCTTTCGCAAGACATTTTTTGATGCCAAAGGCTACAATGACTATGTGAAAAGTGAAGAGTTTAAAAACAAATGGCCTGCAGATCAATTTGATATCGTAAAGGAAACCTACTGATGTACGAAATTTATGATGGCGACTTGTTGTTGTTTACTGTGGCAACTCGCGACGAAGCAGACGAACAGAAGCAAATGGGATTTCGGATAGTGCGTGTGGCAAAATAATTTTAGAAGTTTCCCCGGGCATTGGTTGGCTCCG